GCGGACAGGAATCTGTGCGCCTGGACCGATCCGTTCGGGCCTGCGGCCTAAGCTGTAAAGAAATGGAGGCATTGTAGTCATCGATGTTGCGTCTCGCCGCGAGTCCATTTCTGTTTTTACGGCCACCTGGTAGCTCTTCAACAATTCAGGGTATCCCCGAGAATCCAATAACCGATGATTCAAATGCTCTCGCGTGATACATACGAATGGATACCGACCCTCGTCATATCCAACAGGTTCATGGAAACCTGCTTCTTCCATTTCGTCCGTCCAACAGGTCTTAATAACGATTGGGCAGTCGTCCTCGTCCAATTCCTTACGATATGTGGTAACTACTCGGATTAATCCCTCATAACTCTGAGTCGAATAATCATTTCCATAGTTAAAATTACTGTAAGATTCCTCCTCAAAGAAGTCTTTTGCCTTTTCGATAGCTCCATCTATCCATTTGGCATCCCAGCCCTCATTTACCTTCTGCTTTAACGCTTCAGGAGTATAATAATGGATACAATGGATAGAACGGGCGGACTCTAGATCGATGGTGTTACTATCCACGATTAATTCACGCCCAAGCTCATACGCTTTTACTGCCGGACGATTTACCACCATCTTTTCAGTAGGTATTTCTGTCTCACCAGTCTTACGAAGTTCGTTAAGCATCTTCTTGACCCGTCTCTTCTTCAACTTTGGAAACATCGGATAGAACATTTCCTCGACTCCCTCCTTCATCTCAGGGTCCTGAATAGCCATTGCTAATTCGGGCGATTGTTGGGCAATTTCTTCCAAACTTAATGGTTCAAACTTGCGAGTCTTCTCCTGTTTCCAATAAGTGCCAAAGAAAGTCAGTCCGTTTTGAAGTAAATAATTAGCACCGATGGCTGATTCTCTCATCAGTTCATCCATCGTCCCCATTCGCCACTTCAAAAATTCACTTACCAACTTGGCCGATGCTATGTCACCGCTCTCCACAGGCGCGGCTACCAGGTTAGCCTGTGTGAGGGCCTGCGTGAGAGTCGCCACATCCCCATCGATCAATGGGTTTATAACATTGGGGTCAAGGTCACTACTGCCTTCAAACGGAAAGGCTTCAGGTCCGCTCTTCTTGCCGTCACCTGTTTTGCCTGCCCACTCATTAAATCGAACCTCCCGAGCATCCTCGGCTTTATCCATCCATGATGATAAATTTGCTTTTGCCCGTTCAAACTCATGCTTTAATTCATCAACATCGGGCTTTTCTTCGTATAATTGTACTTCGTTTTCCATTTTTCTAAACTTACTAGTTTAACATTTTATTTCTTAATTTATCCAAGGCCTGTTGCTCGATTCGTTGGAGCGATGTGAACCCAATCCCCACAAATTCCGAAATCTCCTGTAGAGTTAATGGTTCAGGTTCCTCACCGCTGGCTAAAGATTCAATCCCATGCTCGATGACCATTTCACGAAGCATCATATCGATCCTCCGATCCTTATCTTCCGATGTCTCACACCAATCTGTACAACTCGTCATTGCCTTCCACCTTCTTGACTAAAACCATGCTGTTAGGACGGTGATTATCCTGTGGCCTCTTCACGCAAACCCCTACACCTTCACGATCCTTAAAGAATATACGCATTAAACGAGGATTGGGGACTGGTCCAAGCACCCTAGCCTCTTCGTATTTAGGTAATTCAGGCACAACTTCCTCCTCCTTGGGCTGTGGGGGAGGCTCAGGGGGCTTTGCATCCTCCTTGTATACCTTTTGTACTGTTGCCCGACTGAAGCCCGCAAGCTTCGCTACTTCAGGCCATGTATTGCCAGCCTCCCGAAGCCTAATGATTTCCTTACGATGCCGAGGCATCACCTTTTTAGATTTCATAATTTAATAACTCCCCCCGCCTGAAGGTAAAAAACTCTCCTCATCATGGTACTCGAAATTACCGATGGAAAAATACCGGATATTATCTACAAAATCTTTACTCGGACATTTTAGCCCAGCACTTGGCTGGTAAGCCTGCATACAGCTAATCAAATTCTGACATTCATCCGAGAACATCAATCTTGGCTTGTTATCCAAATCCATTGGCTTGTCCCGATCCCATGCCAGTAGATTGTTGATTGCCTGCAAGCCCGTCTCGATATCAAGAGCCTCAGCGGGTTCAACGATGATATCTTCATCCGTTAAATCATCTATAATATTAGAAGATCCTTCCGACTTCTGATAACTTGCCGCCCCTAAACGAGGGTCGATAATCCGTACAACCTGATTATCCCCACAAATCTTTTCCATCCTCCTAATCTCATCCGCATAATCCTTCAATCCATACCCGTTCGGTTGGGCGGCCTCACCGGCAGACAGTTTATCCTTAGTCAGATCAATCCATCCACCCCATGTGTCGAAGTCAGGGAACTCCTTAACCGCCCAGGCGACTCCATGTGCATCAATCGCAAAGAGGACCATCGTCCAAGGCTTTGCTCCTGCAGGGTCAATGCTCAGAACGAAGTTTGCATCCTCAAAATCGGGCAACTTTTCTGCCTGTACGAAGTTTTTATCCGTAAGATTAGGAAATATTGCCCGACTCTGACGAACAGGCACTCCATAGGCCCGACAAAGAATCGTTTCCCTCTTTTCTCCCTCCAATTGATTCTTCATTGCCTCCCATCCGCCAAAGGGGTTGGCCGCTGTATGAAAATACACCACCGAGCTGGCTTTGCGGATGGGCTGTTGGACGAGGGGGACCTCTTCGCCGTCTAATAAGTCAGCTTTTGACGATTCAACTGTCCTTGCTCCTGTGAGCATACTTTTTACTACCGAGTTCCAGCCATCTACGGCGGTGAACGAAATTAAGCCACTTGCTGGGCGAACTACTCCATCATGCGGACTCTCATGCGACCTTGTTACGCATCTAAATCTTAGCGTATTCACCCACGACATTGGCACCAATTCGTCAGCCCAAAATCCAATGTTGTGGGTGCCGGTTACCGGTGGAGAGGGACATCCGATTTCTCCTCCTTCGATTGTACTGATGTCCTGGCTCCAATTTCTAAAGATGCACTCGGACCGATTGGGCAAAGTAAACTTCGAGGCAGTAAAGCCATTACGAAGACTGTACATGACATATCCAACTTTCCCTCTGCCCAAAGATTTTAACTCCTTTGGAAGGTATTTAAATACGAGCTTTTGCTGAAATTGGATCGAATTTGCCGATGTTTCTGTTAAGCACCAAATAATTGTGCCTGGATTCTCGACTAAAGTCTGAACCACTCTCTTCGCACAAAGTTCGGACTTGCCAGCTCTGTTACCCCCCATAAGCAGAATTTCCGAGTGAGTCTTCAGTTCCTTATCCGCTAATTTCCATGTATCGAGTTCAAAGCCATGACGATATGGATCATCCTTTTCCTTGGCTATTGCTTCCTCACGCTTCTCCCAATATGCGAGAATCTTCTCAGGAGTCATCCTCAGCATCTCTGCCTTGCTGAGAGGCGGGATGGCGGGATGCGGTGACCAGTTGAGAGGCATTGCTAATGATAACAGATTATCGATAGTAGGTCACCTCGGGTGGGGCAATTTGTCAGAATTTTTTTATGAGCCTCTATCGGTCGGCGGTGATCGGGGGGCAGATTTTCAGACCCCCCTCCCCCCCCATCTGAGCCTAAATTTTTATGTGATTTAGGACAGAGCGTACAATATATTATATTTGTGCATCATTTTATAGCTTACAGGACAAAAATAGGTTCGTGAAATAATGATTATGTCCAATTAGACTTGCATTAAACCTTATTGAGAATACATTCTCAATTGCTTGCACCGATAGAAATGCCTACTGATAAAAAGCGTATTACGATAGAGGCTGAGAACCTTCCAGCTAACCTTACAGTAGAGGAGACCTGTCCATCGATCTACACAGCACAGGGTCTGTACGATAAGCGACCAGGTGACTATGCTAGAGTGGTACAGATGTTATCCGATGGTACACCAGTTAGTCGGATTAAGAAGGAACTAAAGGTTTCTCATAACACAATAGCTGTGGTTCGCTCCCGTGAGAAGCAGGTGATCGAATCATCTAAGAAAGTGATGAGAGGATTAATCGGCCATGCTTCACAGCTTGCCGTGGAGAAAATGATTGAAAAGCTAGACAACGATCAAATCCCTGCCGGTGTTCTCCCTATCGCTACCGGCATCCTAATCGATAAGCATCGCCAGTACGAGGGTGAGCCGACTCAAGTCATTGAGGTAAAGAAATCTTTATCCCTCGATGAAATCCGAGCCGAGCTGAAGAACCTAAAAGATGAAGAGGTTATCGAAGCTGAAGTTTCGGATGTAGAGTCATCCGCCTGACCGCCAATCCTTAGATTGCCAGCCTACCTGGTTGGCTGTGTCAGATATGCCTTGGCTGTGTCAGAATGTACCCTGAATGGCTGTGTCAGATATATTTCGATATGTCATATTAATTGGCTCGATCTTTGTACCTCTGTATATATTTACGAGCATAGCCTTTAAAGCCCCGTAGAGTACCCTATTTAGCCTTTTGGTATATCAGCGAGTCCTCTGACTCCTATTAACCCGATCAAATCTTCCTACGAGCATAGGGGTCTTACCTGTTAATCTTTTGTTCGATACCTACCTACCTACCAGCTTTTATTTTTTTCGATCCTCCGAGCTAGTAGGCTATTGTATCGTAGTACCCCCTTCCCTTTACCCCGTCCGTCAGGGCAAGGGGTGTTGGGTGTGAGCGGTAGGTATAACGCAGTTATAGCTAATGGCCGACCTTGGAGGCCATAGCTTACCCCGACAGGGAAGGGGGTTCTACTATAGCCTGTTTTGACCACCACCCTCCTCCTTATATATAAAGGGAGGGGGGTGGTGGTTTTAGAGAGTAATCGACCCATATTCTACTCGGTATAAGAATAGATGTTTCCTACACCATTTTCGGTCTTATGTACACTAATATGATTCTTGGAAATTAGTAGTATTTTATCCATTTTTTTATCTCCAATCGACTCCCCTGTCTTATCCTGAAGTAGTTTTCTGAGGTTATTTAAGCCATGAACAGAGTTAGGTTTGAGCAATTCGATAAGAGCATTAGATAGCTTTTCATTGACTCGTTGTATCTCTTTTGACTGTCCTGGCTTGCGTAATTTGGGTTCAAGTTCGGGCTTATGGACGAAGTTTGGCCACTCAAATTCGACTACCTTTGCGGGTGGTGACGAGAAGTCTCTGACAGTTGCCTCGAGGACTAGGTGGTCCT